CCCCCCATCCAAAATACCCACCCCATCAAAAAAATTTACACCAAAATTTTTAACGAACCTAACAAATGTTACATTCGTTATGTTTTTTGCAATCACAGTAACAAATGTTATGCTAAATCTTTGTATTAACTTTTTAAAAAGTGGGGCGTGGTCCCCTACAATAGGGCGGTTTGGGCGGTAAAGTGGGAAAAAGTCTCGCTCGCTCGCCGGTCAGTATCGAGCAAAGTGGGGGAAGGCCCCCAAAACAGGTGAATATGACCCCGGCTCAGAAAGAAATGTACATGTTATTGGACGAATGGTGGAGGCGTTATGGCTTCGGTCCAACCATAGATGACGTTATGTATGTAACGGGCAGGAAGAGTAGGGGTGGGGTTTATAGAACGATGAAGGCTTTGGTTAAGTTGGGGGTTTGTGTGCATACTCCAAAGAGTCATCGGTCTATACGCCCTAAGAGTATAAAGTTGAGGAACCTTGAATGAAGGATGAGGAGCTTTTGAGTTTGTTGAAGGATCCTTCTATTCTTTCTGTGGTGTTAGAAAGTTTAGGGGAGTCTGATAGGGAGCATCTTTTACAGATTGCGGGGGAGTATCAGACGGCTGTTACCCGCGAACGTGGTGCGGATGAGTTTTTAGAGTTTGTAAAAGCAATGTGGCCGGGGTTTATCTCTGGGCGGCATCACATTGTTATGGCAAAAAAATTTGAAGAGATCGCCTCTGGAAGGTTGAAGAGGTTGATTATCAACATGCCGCCGCGTCATACGAAGAGTGAGTTTGCGAGTTACCTTCTACCGGCTTGGTTTTTGGGGAAGTATCCAGATAAAAAGATTATTCAGTCGTCGAACACGGCTGATCTGGCTGTGGGTTTTGGTAGAAAGGTAAGAAACTTAGTTGGCGGGGAGGCGTACGCAAAAATCTTTCCTAATGTGAGCTTGAGGCACGACTCAAAAGCGGCAGGAAGGTGGTCAACTAATAAGGATGGCGAGTATTTTGCTATTGGTATTGGGGGTACGGTTACGGGTAAGGGTGCGGATCTTTTGATTATTGACGATCCTCATTCGGAACAAGAGGCTGCTCTGGCCGCGAACGATCCTTCGATTTACGATAAGGTTTATGAGTGGTTTACATCTGGCCCAAGACAGCGTCTTCAGCCGGGTGGGGCTATAGTTATTGTTATGACTCGCTGGGGCAAGCGGGATCTGACGGGGCAAGTTGTTAAGGCCGAAGCTCAGAGGGGCGGAGAAGGCTGGGAGGTGATTGAATTCCCGGCAATCATGCCATCTGGCCTTCCTCTCTGGCCTGAATTCTGGTCTTTAGAAGAGTTAGAAGCTCTAAGGACTGAGCTTCCAAACTCTAAATGGCAAGCTCAATACCAACAAAATCCAACATCTGAATCTTCCGCAATCATAAAAAGAGAGTGGTGGAAGATTTGGGAAAGAGAAAAGCCTCCCACGATAGATTTTATTTTGATGGCTTGGGATACGGCTTATGAAAAAAGCACAAGAGCTGACTACTCGGCTTGTACAACGTGGGGGGTATTTACTTATCCAGATGATGCTGGTATAGATCAAACCAATGTAATTTTGTTAAATGCCAAGAGAGATAGGGTAGAATTCCCGCAGTTAAAAAAGTGGGCTATTGAGGAATACAAAGAGTGGGAGCCGGACTCTGTGATTATTGAGAAGAAGGCTTCAGGGGCGCCTTTGATATATGAATTAAGAGCCATGGGGATTCCTGTTCAAGAGTTCACCCCTGTGAGGGGGAATGACAAGATTACGAGGGTAAACGCGGTTTCAGATCTGTTTGCCTCGGGTAGGGTTTGGGCTCCGGATAAGAATTGGGCCGAAGAAGTTATAGACGAGGTTGCTTCATTTCCTTCGGGCGATCATGACGACTATGTGGATACTGTGTCTTTGGCCTTGATGCGATTTAGGAAAGGCGGGTATATTCGCACTCAATTAGATGAAGAGGAAGATATTCCTCAGTTTCGCCGTCGAGTTGAATACTATTAAGGATTTTTATGTTTGACAAAGCTTTGTATCAAGCTCCGGTTGGACTTGAAGGATTAGATGAAGAACCAATTGAGATTGAGATCGTAGATCCTGAATCGGTAACAATCCGAGCTGGCGGGCTGGAAATTGAACTCACAGAAGACGAAGAAGACTTTGGAGCTAACTTAGCCGAAGACATGGATGATAGTGAGTTGGCAAAGATTGCCGACAATCTTCTTGGGGATTTTCAGTCTGATATAGATTCAAGAAAAGACTGGATGCAAACCTATGTTGACGGGATTCAATTGTTAGGTTTGAAGATTGAGGAAAGAACCGAACCATGGCCGGGGGCATGTGGGGTGTATCACCCTATTCTTGCGGAGGCTTTGGTTAAGTTTCAATCAGAAACAATTATGGAGACTTTCCCGGCTCAAGGCCCGGTAAAGACTCAGATCATAGGAAAAGAAACTCCAGAAAAAAAAGAAGCCGCCCAAAGGGTTCAGGCGGACATGAACTTTCAGTTGATGGAGAACATGCCTGAATTCCGGCCCGAGCATGAAAGAATGCTGTGGGGCTTGGGCATGGCAGGCAATGCTTTTAAGAAAGTTTATTTTGATCCAAGTCTACAAAGACAGGTTTCGTTGTTTGTTCCTGCAGAAGATATTGTTGTGCCTTATGGGGCATCTAGTCTTTTGACTTCGGAGCGAGTCACTCATGTAATGAGAAAGACTAAGAATGAATTAAAGAAACTACAAGTCGGAGGGTTTTATCTAGACGAGGATTTGGGAGAGCCTTCGGAGACTTTTGACGATGTAGAGAAAAAAATTGCAGAAAAAATGGGGTTTAGGGCCGACTCGGATGATCGGTATAAGCTTCTTGAGATGCATGTTAATTATGATCTTCCCGGATACGAAGACAAAGAAGACGGGGAAGAAACGGGAATCGGGCTTCCTTATGTAATTACAATTGAAAAGAATACTCAAACAGTTCTTTCAATCCGAAGGAACTGGAATGAAGATGATCCGTTAAAACAAAAACGAAATCACTTTGTTCATTATGGGTACATTCCGGGATTTGGTTTTTATTGCTTTGGAATGATTCATCTGATTGGGGCATTTGCCAAATCAGGTACATCGTTGTTGAGACAGTTAGTTGATGCTGGGACGTTGGCTAATCTGCCCGGTGGGTTTAAGACTAAGGGATTAAGGATTAAAGGGGACGATACTCCCATTGCTCCGGCTGAGTTTAGGGACGTAGACGTTTCGTCTGGCTCTATCAAAGATAACATTATGACGCTCCCATATAAGGAGCCGAGTCAGGTGTTGGCTGCTTTGATGGACAAGATCATTGAAGAAGGAAGAAGGTTTGCTAGTGCGGCGGACTTGAAGATTGCCGACATGTCTGCTCAAAGTCCTGTTGGGACTACTCTGGCTATTTTGGAGCGCACGTTAAAAATTATGACGGCGGTTCAGGCTAGGGTTCACTACTCCATGAAGCAAGAGTTCAAGCTTCTAAAGGAGATTATTAGGGACTTTACCCCAGAAGACTACGACTATGAGCCGGAAGACGGGCCTCCTATGGCCAAAAAATCCGACTATGACATGGTTGAAGTTATTCCGGTTTCCGATCCTAACGCTGCCACAATGTCTCAAAAAGTTGTGCAGTATCAGGCGGTGCTTCAACTGGCTCAACAAGCACCACAACTTTATGATCTGGCTCAATTACACAGACAGATGCTTGAAGTCTTAGGTATTAAGAACGCAAGCAAGTTAGTGAAGATTGAAGACGATCAGAAGCCAAAAGATCCTATTACTGAAAACATGGATGTGCTTCGCATGAAGCCATTGAAGGCTTTTGCCTATCAGGATCACAAAGCGCACATTGCAGCGCACCAAGCATTTATGCAAGACCCGATGACCGCTAAGACCATTGGGCAGAACCCGCAAGCTCAAATCATGATGACTGGGTTAATGGCGCATATTGCAGAACATTATGCGTTTGACTATAGGAACATGATTGAACAACAAGTTGGCGGGAATCTGCCTCCGCCGGATTCGGACGAGCCATTGCCAGAAGATTTTGAAATGGCTTTGTCTAGGATGGTTGCTCAAGCGGCTCAACAGTTGACCCAGCAGCATCAAGCGGATGCTGCACAACAACAAGCCCAACAGCAACAGCAAGATCCGATTATTCAAATGCAACAACAAGAGTTGCAATTGAAGGGTCAGGAGCTTCAAAGAAAAGCTCAGAAAGACCAAACGGATGCTCAACTCAAGATGCAACAACAGCAAATTGAGCAACAAAGGATTGCTTCTCAAGAACGGGTTGCCATGGAGCAAATCCATTCTAAAGAAGAGCAAGCCGGTGTCAAAATGGGTATTGACGCCGCAAAATTAAGAGGTGGAAATGGACCATGAAGTTTTAACGTATCTTCAAAACAAGATACAACAAGAGATACAGATAACATCAGAAAACCTTGGAATGGGCTCGTCCAAGTCATATGATGACTATCGGTATTACTGCGGAATCATCCGTGGGCTTTTAATTGCTAATAATTTTGTTGGCGAAATCAAAGATAGGTTGGAGGAAATGAATGGCTGAAATCCTAATCGGCTCAAACCCCGATTGTCCGGATGAGTTTACGGTTCAAGCTGAGGACAAGGCATCACAGTTGCCTGATCCTTCGGGTTACCGCATTTTGTGTGCAATCCCTGAAATGGACGAAACATTTGAAAACGGGATTGTTAAGGCAGACATTACTAGACAGCACGAAGAGCTGTTAACCACGGTATTGTTTGTTATCAAGCTTGGTCCAGATTGTTACGCAGACAAAGAGCGTTTTCCAAGTGGGCCTTGGTGCAAGGTAGGGGATTTTGTGTTGGTTCGCCCTCACGCGGGCACTCGGCTCAAGATTCACAATCGCGAATTCAGGATCATTAACGATGACAGTGTTGAGGGGGTTGTAGAAGATCCTCGCGGCATTTCACGCAAATAAGGAGTTGTTATGGAAGAGAAATTGGATATCTCGGACGAGATCGAGATTGAGATTGAAGATGACACTCCTGCAGAGGATCGTGGTCGCGAGCCGTTGCCTGAAGAGATCGTCAAAGAGCTAGATGCTGACGAACTCGAGGAGTACTCGGACAAAGTTAAGATTCGTCTAAAACAGATGAAAAAAGTCTGGCATGACGAGAGGCGTATTAAGGAGCAGGCCGAACGAGAGCGACAAGAAGCTATCGAAATGGCCCAAAGGGTTCTTGCTGAAAACAAACAACTAAAGGCCAAAGTAACCGGCACTGAAGTTGCGTTGGTATCAAAATATAAGGAAAGTGCCCAACGGCAGTTTGCTGATGCCAAGCAAGAATATAAAGAGGCGTTTGAATCTGGCGATTCTGAAAGATTGGTAGAAGCGCAACAAAAAATGTCTTCTGCCAAAGATCTTTTGGATAAAACAGAAAAATTTAAGCCAGCCCCTTTACAACAAGAGGAAATTGTAGTAAATAGTGTTCCAAGCAAATTGGAATCCAAAACGGCTGCGTGGCAAGAGCGCAATCCTTGGTTTGGATCTGATAAGCTAATGACTGCTTTGGCATTGGGATTGCATGAAGAACTGATTGAAAAACACGGTCAGTCTTACAACAATACTGATGACTATTGGCGCGACGTTGACAAAACAATGCGCGACCGATTCCCAGAACGGTTCAAACAGGAGAGGCGGCAAACAACGGTAGTTGCTCCCGCAACTCGTAGCATGGCTCCCAAAAAAGTTGTGCTAACGAAATCCCAACTTAACATGGTTAAGAGGCTTGGGATTACACCAGAACAGTATGCCCGCGAATTCATTAAATTGGAGTCCTGAAATGAGCCGTACACCGCGTGAACTTGAAGATCGTGAATTCTCTATCCGCCCGACATCGTGGGCTCCTCCGGAGGTTTTGCCGGAGCCGGACAAACAGCCGGGTTATGCATATCGTTGGATTCGGGTATCTACCTTGGGCCAATCAGATCCGCGTAACGTGTCTGCAAAGCTACGGGAAGGATGGGAGCCGGTTATGATTGAAGAGCAACCAAAGTTTCGACTTTTGTCAGATCCAAATAGTCGATTCAAAGACAATATTGAGATTGGTGGATTGTTGTTGTGTAAAACGCCTCAGGAGTTTGTTGACCAGCGTGATGCTTATTACGCTAAGAAAGCAAAAGATGATGCGGATGCAGTTGACAGCACTTTGATGCGTCAAAGCGACCCAAGGATGCCGCTTTTTAAAGAGCGCAAATCTGCGACCAGCTTTGGCAAAGGTACCTAAATTTTTATGGAGCTTTAAATGGCTTATCCTACGATTGACGCGCCCTATGGGCTAAAGCCGATCAATCTGATCGGTGGTCAGGTGTTTGCGGGTTCTACCCGTAACCTCCCGATTCAATATGGTTACGCAACTGGCATTTACTACGGCGACGTAGTTGGTTTGGTGCGTGGTTTTGCAACTCGCTTGGCTGTGACTGACGGCTCGACGAACCCTAAAGGTGCGCCGGGTTCGGGCATGGTCGGGGTATTTCTTGGCTGTTCGTTTACTGATCCAACCACTAAACAAAAGCGCTTCTCGCAATATTGGCCTGCTTCAACGCTGGCTGGTGATGCGGTTGCAATTGTTTGTGACGATCCTGACACCGTTTTTAAAGCGGTTGTTTGCAGCTCCGGAACCACGGTTGCTTCTGGCAGCTTTGCGATGGTTGGGCAAAACTATCAAAGTATTGACAATGCGGGTAGCGCAAATACGGGTAACTCCGCAATTGCGTTGCAGTATTCGTCAACTATCAACACTGCGGCATTCCCGTTCCGTGTTGTTGGTGTTGTTCCTGATACGGCTGTTGTTCTTGGAACGGCGGTTTGGTCTTCGGGTACTACGACTTTGACGACCACAGCAAACGTTGGTTTTGCGGTTCCTCAAGGAACTGACATTTCCTTCATTGCTGCAAACGGTCAGATTATTCAATCTGGTTCGTTTGTTACTACCGCTATCGCGGCAAACAGCACGACTTCGGTTGTTTTGAATGCCCAGTATGGCGTGGTTGGCGCGGGTGGTACGGCTGCAACTGGAACTGCTGTTCCGGCTAACAGCACCATCGTGTTCACCCAGTACCCAGAAATGCTTGTGAAGCTGAATTTCAGCAACCATGAGTATTACTACGCCACCCCGTTCTAAGGAGTAAATCATGGCTATTTCACGCGCCCAGCTACTCAAAGAACTGCTTCCGGGCCTTAACGCCTTGTTCGGTCTTGAGTATTCACGTTATGGTGAGGAACACAAGGAAATCTACGAAACTGAGACTTCCGAGCGTTCTTTTGAAGAAGAAACCAAACTATCTGGTTTCTCTGCTGCGCCGGTCAAAAACGAAGGCTCTGCCATCGCTTATGACAACGCACAGGAAGCATGGACGGCTCGCTACAACCACGAAACCATTGCTCTTGGTTTTTCGTTGACGGAAGAGGCTATTGAGGACAACCTCTATGACTCGCTTTCGTCGCGTTACACCAAAGCGTTGGCTCGCGGAATGGCGTATACGAAACAGGTTAAAGGTTCCGGTGTTTTGAACAACGGTTTTAACGCTGCGTATACGGGTGGCGACGGTGTGGCTTTGTTTAGCACGGCTCACCCGTTGGTTTCCGGTGGTACTAACAGCAATCGTCCTTCGACGGGTGTTGATCTGAATGAAACCGCACTTGAGGCGGCAGTGATTCAGATTGCAGCGTGGACGGACGAACGTGGTCTGTTGATCGCTGCCAAGCCTAAAAAG